CAGATAAAGTTTGTAACTTTCGTATCCAAATCTTGCATCCAAGTCTAATTCCTATGTGTTCTTTTGTAATGTTCTAATTCTGCAATTGCACGAAGTTTATCAATCTTAATCTTTCGTTTCCATGCATTGTGTTTCTTTTGTCTCTTTGCAGATGGTTTTTCGTAGTATCTTCTTTCACGAACTTCTGCAATGATACCATCCCTCTCAACTTTCTTTTTAAATCTCCTCATCAAGACATCAAATGGTGGAGGCCCAGATGGTTTCTTTGGTTTTCTTCCCCATTCTTTTTGTCTTTGTGGTGTACGATTAAATTTTTTCATATTGGTAATTTACCTTTTCCTTTCTTTGCATTTGGTTTTAATAAGTTGTATGACATTGCATCACTTTCTATTTTTTGTTTTAGAGGTGGTGTAATGAGATTTTTCACTGACTCTGGGTCTAGGTGTTGTGTCTCACAAAAATGCACAATTGCATCTATGTAATTTAATCCTTTCTCCAGTACAATAGTTTCTATCTGTTCAGTAAATCGTTTTTTGGTTAGTATCATTTTCTCTTCTTAAGACTTTGATGTGTTCTATATGCAGTTACCCAATTCATACCATTCTTTTCAGCTTCCATGAATACTGCATTGGTTATCATCACTGGGATAATTACTGCCATATGTACAATGATTGACATTACTATACTATAATTCAACCAAGATAAGTATACAGATGCAACCACTCCAAAATAACCAGACCACATTATGAATAATGCCATGGTTACATATCCTTGAATTGAAGGGTCTTTGATGTGTCTCAGTGGATTGTATCTGTTGTCCATAACAACTCTCCAACAATCTACTACGAAGAATATTAGTTTTTGTAAAATTTCCATACTATTAGTATCTCATGAATCTCTGATTTGTCAAGTGTTTTTCCACTCACATTTTATATTTTCATCAAATATTTTTAGATATACATGATGAGGTTTGTCTGGATAGTAAAAATCTCTGTTATACTTTTTACCATAATAGTCAAAATTTGTTGCAGAGTATATTGTCCCATCATAGAATTCTGCATCTGCTGATGTGACGACAACTTTTGGATTTAGTAATTTAATTGCACGAGATAAAAACCATGATGTAATGTTATGTTCATTCTGTTGTTCCACTGCAAGTCTAGCTATCTCATAGAACCCTTCACATGTATCTGTATGACACCCAAAGAAATCTTTAACCCATTCATGATACATAGGATTAGGACTATACACATATGAACAAAACTGTACTGCACCAACTAATTTACTTTGATTGAATAATCCATAACAGTTGTGTATTATACTTTGTGGATATGGATGGTCTTTACCATAGATATCTTTCAAATAATGTTCTCTTTGCATAAGAGACTCAGTATCCTCAAGACTTATCTCACTTACTTCATAATCTTCTTTCATTTAGTCTGGTGGGTTGTTATGTTTTCTGTGTTTTGTTTTCTCTTCCCAGTTTTCGATTGCTCTGTGTATTCCTTCTTCTGCAAGGACTGAACAGTGGAGTTTGATTGCAGGCAACTCAAGAGCTTCTGCAATGTCTTTATCTTTAATTTGTTTTGCTTGTTCAATTGTTCTACCTTTGAGCATTTCAACAAACATGGTAGATGATGCGATAGCAGAACCACATCCATAAGTTTTGAATTTGACATCTTCGATTGTGTCCCCATTCATTTTTAGGTCGAGTTTCATAACATCACCACAAGCAGGAGCTCCTACTAGTCCAGTTGCAACATTAGGGTCTTTAGGGTCGAACCTACCGACTGCATGTTTCTCTGGATTTTTTAAAACATCCTCAAATCTTTTTACTACTTTTTCTGAATATGCCATGATTTTTTTAAAATTGAGTATATAACTTTTATAAATATAGGTGATAAATATCTATAACTAGATGATATATCGAATATTTAACCCATAACTATTTATAAGGAGACCGAACTTAAAATGAGTCGTGCTATTAACTATATAATTGAACATCGATGCGAAATATGTCACCAGATTAGAGAATTCACTGCATTCTCTTTCTATATGTTAGCACCCATTGCTTTACCATTTTTGATAATGTGGGCAGCGATGAATTCCTACTAAAGACCATACTCAGTTCTATACTGACTACGAAGTTCTTGTAGCTGGTCAACATACCTATCACTTGGTTGTTCAATGAACAACTGAGACGAACCATTACTCACTGCAATCATTGTGATAATTGCATGTATTGTCTCACCTGTAAGTTCTTCAAACATTTTTGCATATGCAGTTTCCTGTATAAAATAATTCTGTATCCATTCTTCTTTCTTTGGTTTTGCACTGGTTTTAAAATCGATGACCGATAGTTTACCATCCCATTCTGCAATACAATCTACTCTACCAGCAAGTTGTAGATTATGTGAATAAAGTGGTGACTCAAGTCCATGAACAACACCTATCTGATTTAGTTCTTTTTCTAGTGAGATGAAAGCTTGTTGAGTAGTGGGCATTGCACCCTTGAATTTCTCTTCAAAATTATCATTTCTAATATAGTCTTCAAATAGTTGATGTGCAGATGTACCATGTCTTGCAGCTTGAGTTGATATTTTATTTGCAGTTTTCTCACCAACTCTCTTTCTCCATTTCTTAATTCCATCCCTGTTTAAAAGTCCAGTGACCGATGTAACCGATGGATACTTCTCACCTGTTGGTGTGATGTAGTATCTTTTACCATCTATATTTTCTGTGGGTAGAGACTCAAACCCATAATCTAGTATTTCGAATGTTTTCATCCTGTTAATTCATCTAATAATTCTAGGTCTACAGTCTTAAGTAAAGTCACTTTAAATTGATTTTCAGATATCATATCTACAACATGAGGTACTTCTTGACCCTTAGAAACTGCAATGTCTACTCTTTGAGTAAATTCTCTGTAGTCGTCTTTGTTTAATATAGCTTCCATCATTCTGAGTAACTCCCAAAGTCTTTACTACCAATAGGTAATTGATATGCAATATCAAATGATATTGAATGTGATGGTTCACCACCTGTCCATGCAACTTGATGTGCAATCCATGAAGGATGTATTATCAATCCACCCTTTTCTACTTTATGAAACATTACACTTTCTTCGTTAAATGGACTAGGAGTTTTACTTTCTGGATAGTGTGCTTGTACTAAATTTGCATTTGGATTATACAATGCAGTCAAATGATTTGTATCTTCTGGATAGTATGTCCCAGTCCATGCACAATTTTGATGAAAATGATATTCTAAAAGTGGTCTGTTATCATCATAACGATTAAACCACATATCATTTAGTTTCAATGGTTGGTCTACATATCCTATTGTTTGTATCATTTCTGAAACAATACTAAACACTTTATCTTTTAGTTCTGGTACTTCTTGTCGTACTACATTACTGTCTTCAAAACTAGGTAATTCGATATCACCTATTTCTATATTGTTAAAATAGATTGGTATTGGAAATATTTCTTTTAATCCTTCCATAATTTACTCCTGTAATAGTGTATAATACACTGTTAATTCTTGACCCTCATATATTGGTTTTATTGTATACAGTTCTCTTTGGTCTCCATTATGATAATGAATGTTTGTACTAATATAACAATTTGGGTCTTCTGAATGGTTTATAAATCCACCCAGTGGTGTTCTAATCCAGTCTCTTCTTCGTTCTTCCCATATATGTGTTTCACCTAAAAAAATTCCTGCTTTGAAATCTTCTGTTGCAAATAGACCTATTCCATGTATTGGACTTTCTTTAAGAGTTAGTCCAGTGCATAGTGGTTTGTAACCGAATTTCATTACTTATCCTCTGGGACATGATGGTTTGTCCAACAATGTCCTACAATCTTATCAGTACCATAAATTCTTTGAATACATTCTTGTTGTAGTTGACCATTTTGTCTTCCAACCTCTGTTGTTATATTTTCGATTACCTCACCTACCTTTACTGGTTTATCATATGTAATTCTATAGTCTATAACTGGACAAAACTTTTGAAGATAAAACAGTGCATTGATACCTAAATGATAATCACCTATTGCAGCTTTGAAAGGGCCACCAACTAATTTTCTAGGGATACTTGGTTCTATAGAATGCCACCACGATGTTTCCCATACAGTTGATAGTCTAGGTTTACCTAAATCATTACTACCAAGACCTTCACCTTTAACAACTTGCCA